GTAGAACCTGATAGGAAATTTGCGTTAAATATATCAATGACTTGTTGAGAACTACTTATAATACCACTTGGAAGATTTGATGTAACACTTCCTATTTGTATTTGTGTCCAACCATTTGAATTTCCTACATTTGTAGTATCAGTTAATACAAATAATGTAGAATCATCTTGTTGAAATACAACTAATCCCTTATAAATATTAGCAGCTGATAAAGCATAACGAGCTGATTGATTTGCTAAACTAAATCTAGCATCGACCGGGTCACTATTTGTTATGTTAAAACCACTAGGTAATATAATTGCCATTTCTTATTGTTCTATTTTATGTTAATACATATGTTATGCTACTTCCTGCACCACCTGCTTGCAAAGTACCTATCTTATAAACTTTATAACTACCAACCGTTGTTAGTGTAAACGAACCAAACACACCAAAACCACCTGTTGTAATGTTTGTTAAGTTTGATAGAGAACTATTGAATACTATATAATGGTATTTGTCTCCTGTCCAACTTATTGTTACACTTTGTCCACTTGCAGTTGTTGTTCCTTTTGCAATCGTTCCTATCGTTCCACCTAATGTAGTATCCCAAGCACCGATATTTTCTAATTCTCCTGCAGTAAATGATGTTGCTGTACTTGCACCATATCTTAAACTTCTAATTTTTGTATATGTAGTAGTTGCAGTTGATGTTGTTGTTAAATCGGAAATATTTTCGCCGGTTGGAGATGCGTAGTTTGCAGTTGCAGTTATACTAATTGAAGTAGAACCGGTTGCAGAACCTGTTACATAATATGGTGTTGCCACATTTGTTGTCACACTTGTCAAATTCCAATTATTAGATGGATTTGCAGATGATGATGTAAATGAAATACTACCCGTTGCACCTTGCTCAATTTGATTTGAACTATATCCTAACTGAACCGATGGGGTTGCAGTTAAAGTAGGTGCTGCAGGATTAGATTTAGATACTGTTCCTGTTGTTGTAGTTGATGTTTTAGATAAACTACCATCCAATGGAGAACTTGCCGTATATTCTAGTCTATATGTGTGAGAACCCGATGTTGTTGTGCTATATGTTAAAGATGTTCCACTACCAGTTTGTGCTAATAGAGTTGCCCCTTCATATAATGATGCACTTACTAATGTATATCCCTGATTATTCCAAGTTCCATTAACTGAATATGCATCAGTTACATTATTAAATCTGTCAGATGCAAACCCACTTAAAGATGCTGCTACCGATGTTGGTGCAGTTGGTGTTCCAAAAATAAATTTAAGAACTCCGTTTACAAACGTTACTGCGGTATTACTATCAAAATCTGCAACTTCAATTCCGGTAAGATTTTGAACACTATTGGTTACATAACTAATAAATCCACTACTTGCACTCAAAGTTGCCAATGAAGCCGATACCGAAGAACTTAAACTTGTAATCGATGCAGCACTTCCACTTAAAGTTTCTGCGATTGAAGAACTTATAGAAGATGATATTAATGCTTGCGATGATGATAATGATGCACTAACAATTGAAACTTCTATATCGGTTGCTATAACTGATAATGAACTACTCAATGATGCACTTACAATATCAACGATAGATTGAGAAATAGAAGAACTTAAAGTATTTAAACTTGCATTACTCGCACTAAACGATGTTGCCACCGAAGAACTTAATGTGGTTTGTGATGCTAAACTTGCACTAAATGAAGTTGCTGCGGATGAACTTAAATTTGATAAGTTTAAACTTTGTGTTGCGAATGTTTGAGCTACCGATGAACTAAAATCTCCAGTCACACTTGCTATACTCGCATTACTTGCTGAAAACGATGTTGCTACCGATGCACTAAATGCACTAATGTTACCTGTTAAGTTGATTGGAGTATTACCATCACTTCCTAACAAATATAAAGTTCCACTACCACTATCGTAATAAGGAACTCCATTAACTAAACCACCATAAGTAGATGCTGGAAATACATTTGGTGCGGAACTACCTATTATGAATCTATTGGTAGCTTGAACTGAACCACTTTCAGTTGCTGCGTATAATATTGATGCTCCATTAGATGATGTAATATTGGATGAACCGGTTACAATTAAGATTTCCCCTTTTTGCAAAGAACCTGTAATTGCCGATAATCTTTCTAATTTACCTCTTTTATGTTGTATTAACTGAGCCATCTATATTATTCTTAATTTACTTTATTATGTATAAATATAACTTTTAATTAATTAAAACTCACCTTGGTCAATAATGTTCGAAGCAGTAAGATAAACCTCTACATCTGTTGCAAATGTATCTCCCAAAGATGCAGTATATGAATGGAAAGATGAAGTCGTTGTATAAGATGTAGTTATGGCTCTTAAACTCGCACTTACTGATTGACTTAATGCAGTAACAGATAATGAACTTCCACTTAATGTTGCAGCAATTGATGAACTTATTGAAGAAGATATTAAAACTTGCGATGCTGATAAAGAAGAACTTATTACTGCTACTTCTATATCCGTTGCTATATCACTATATCCGATTGTTCCACTAATGTATATTTGAGATGAACCCGATACAATCCCATTTGGCAAAACCGCTGCTACATTGTTTGTTATAATATTTACAATCGAAGCGGAAAATGTTGTTTCCAATGATTGGGATACTATATTATTTACAGAATTGGTAATATTTGTACCAATATCAGCAGAAGTTTGTAGTGCCGAACCACTTTCTATTTGTTTTAATCGTATAAAGTTTGCCATTATTTATAAATATCGTTAAGATAGTTTTATATATCCGTAATTAATTGTTTGAGTTGTCCCACTATTATTTGTGATACCAAACTTAAATACATTTGAAGTATTTGGTGCGTATGATGTTGGTATATTTGCAATACTACCATTTGTTCCTATAATTTGGTCAGGCATTGCAGTTAAAACTAATGCATTACCTGCTGTGTAATACCAACCATATTGAGAACCAACTACCGGAACATTGGTATTTGATGTTGTTACAGTTGCGTTCCAAGTTATAATACCATTTGGAATATTACCATTTACCCACATTGTATATGAAGCACCGGCCTCTACTGAAAAACTTTGTGTTGATGCACCTGCTGGTACTGACCAAGCTCCCGTTGTTTTTGATGGGAATGCAGTTGTCAATTGAGATGAACCACTTATTACACCATTGGTTGCTGCTATTGAACCCGTTATACCACCTAATGAAGTTATTGAACCGGTTGTAGTCAAACTACCACTAATTTGCATTGTTGCCAATGTGTTTAGTGCGAAGGTGTTTGCAATTTGTTGGATTACCGCTCTACTAAATCCACCACCTCTTTGTTGTGCCGTTAAACCACTACTACCAGACACTACTCTAAACTTAACAGTTTGATTTGTGTTGGGTGTGTAAATAATATCTGACACAAGATTATTAACTTCATTAAAACCTGTATTATAGGGATAAGAATTAACTTGTGTGTTAATTGCTGTGTTTGTTGTTGCGTCTACTAATTGTACTAACACATAACCATTTTTATTATATTCTGCAAATCCTATTTCACTTGTAATACGATATGTTTTTCCTGCCGTTAAAGTAAAAACACCCGTACTCGTGTTGTATCCAATACCTGAACTTGCAATATTGGTATCAAAAATAATATCGGTTCCTGATGCTGCAACATTTTGAGGTGACCCATTGTTACCAACACTAATATAATCCGTATTTAATGTTCCCGTTGCGGTTGCTTGAATTGCAACTGATAAATTAAGTGGTTTAATTACCGCTTGTGTTCCAATAGCACCACGCAAATTTGCAGTACCATTTGCAGAAGTAATATATAGTTTGACTGTTTGGTTTGTATTTGGTGTATAAATAACTCTAGCAGTTACGTTATCATTTTGTGCACCGGTATCAGTATATGGTACGGCAGTTCCCACACCAATTGATGTTGAGTCTAATGGTGTATTAGTAGTAGCATCAACCCATTGATATATTAAAAATCCTCCGGTTGTATTACTAAATGATATAAAACTTGGTGTAAAACTCATATCATATGTAACACCTGCAACAAGTGTATAAATACCCGTTGAATTGTTATAACTTACTTGACTATTTACATTTCCTAATATCGTGTCAAGTATAATAGTTTGGTTGAGACCTAATGTATTTACACTACTCACTAATCCAGTTACTAAATAAGCAGGACTAACTACACCATAAGTTGTTGGTTGGCCATTGACAGTTAAATTAGTAAATGTTCCACTAACTGATGTTATAGAAGATGCTAATGAAGAACTGAATGAAGAAGTGTATGTGTTAAATGAACCCGTTTGTATATATCTACCATCATACGAACTTGTCAATTGCGATGAACCACTTGTTGTACCTGTTGGTAATTGTGCTGAACTACTAAATATACCACTTCCACCTAATATTTGTGATGAGCCACTTACTACACCATTGGTTGCTGCGATTGTACCATTGATTGAACCAGTTACAATAAGTGAACCAGATACATTTATTACATCAGGTCTTAATTGTAAAGGTGTTTTCCATGTAGTTGAACTATTTGCAATAAGGAAATCCATTCTATTCAATGCAGCTTGCGCATCATGTCCGGTTTGGATTTTATGAGTATATTGTGTAAGGTTACTACCCACATATCCAAATACAAATTGGTCTGCTGTATTACCTCCGGTTGTTCCGTTTTCAACACCAACTGCTCCTTTTAAATGTATTTTTTGTGTAGGTGTTGTTGTATTAACTGCTAATGATACGAATGATGCTGATGCGGAACCTGTAATATTTTGTGATATTAATAGTGAACCAGTTATTTGTTGATTTCCGTTGAATGTGTTTGAACCCGTAGTTGCAAATGATGATGTGTTTATTGTTTGTGAAGAACTTATAAAACCCAATGTTGTTATTTGAGCTGAACCACTTATAGTTCCGGCCGGTATTGCTGCTGACGAACTTATAAATCCAAATGCAGTTATTTGTGCAGATGAACTCAATAAATTTGAAGGTAATGGTTGAACACTACCACTCAATGTATATCTTGTATCGTATGATGATGTTAATTGAGATGAAGAACTTATTGCTCCACTTAATGATGTCAAAAATGAACCCGTTTCACTTTCAGTAATCCAACTACCACTTACACTTTCAATTGCGTTTAATCTATCCACTAATGATGATGTAGATTGTGATGCCGTAAATGTATTTAAATTTGAAATAGATGTTACCAAACTTGCAGTTGAAATACTTGCAGTAAATGTATTCAAATTACTAATAGAAGTTACAATTGATGCCGTAGTTACACTTGCAGTAAAAGTATTTAAATTTGAAATAGATGTGTTTACCGATGATGTAAATGTTTGGTAAGAACCAGTATCAAATCCACCTTGTATACTTACAACACTACCACTAATAACATTAAATGATTGTGATATTGAATTGAAAGATTGTGTTAAACTATTGAATGAATTTATAGTAGTGTATGAACCTGTTACAAATCCTAAATCCGATATTTGTTGAGAACCACTTACAACCCCAACAGGTAATGCAGGAGAAATATTAACCGAACCACTTGATATATCAGTAGTTGTTACGATTGTATTTGCATTTAATACTTTTACTATTTGTGCATCTTTTACTAAAAAAATAGAACCAGTATTAACATAAATGTGTCTCCAAGGATTAATAACACTTCCTAAATCATATGCTCCACTTACTGCAGGAATTATAGAACCACTTATACTTTGGTCTCCGTTAAATAAGTTTGAACCGGTTGTTGCATAACTTCCTGTTTTTGAATTTAAAGAACTTAAATCCGTAGATTGTGAAACTATACCAGATGGTTTGTTTGCAATGTTATCCCAAGTTGTTTGAGTAATACTTCCACTTATAACATATCTTTGGTCAAATGAACTTGTCAATTGTGATGAACCACTTATTGCTCCATTTAAACTTGTCAAAAATGAACCCGTTTCACTTTCAGTAATCCAACTACCACTTACACTTTCAATTGCGTTTAATCTATCCACTAATGATGATGTAGATTGTGATGCCGTAAATGTATTTAAATTTGAAATAGATGTTACCAAACTTGCAGTTGAAATACTTGCAGTAAATGTATTCAAATTACTAATAGAAGTTACAATTGATGCCGTAGTTACACTTGCAGTAAAAGTATTTAAATTTGAAATAGATGTGTTTACCGATGATGTAAATGTTTGGTAAGAACCAGTATCAAATCCACCTTGTATACTTACAACACTACCACTAATAACATTAAATGATTGTGATATTGAATTGAAAGATTGTGTTAAACTATTGAATGAATTTATAGTAGTGTATGAACCTGTTACAAATCCTAAATCCGATATTTGTTGAGAACCACTTACAACCCCAACAGGTAATGCAGGAGAAATATTAACCGAACCACTTGATATATCAGTAGTTGTTACGATTGTATTTGCATTTAATACTTTTACTATTTGTGCATCTTTTACTAAAAAAATAGAACCAGTATTAACATAAATGTGTCTCCAAGGATTAATAACACTTCCTAAATCATATGCTCCACTTACTGCAGGAATTATAGAACCACTTATACTTTGGTCTCCGTTAAATAAGTTTGAACCGGTTGTTGCATAACTTCCTGTTTTTGAATTTAAAGAACTTAAATCCGTAGATTGTGAAACTATACCAGATGGTTTGTTTGCAATGTTATCCCAAGTTGTTTGAGTAATACTTCCACTTATAACATATCTTTGGTCAAATGAACTTGTCAATTGTGATGAACCACTTATTGTACCATTTATAGCTGATGCAGTATAAGAATTGAAAGACGATGTAGATAGTTTTGTATCTAATGTATTACTTAATGCAGAAGTTACTAAATCGGTTGCAAATGTAGTATCTAATGAAGATGTTAAATTGTTTATAGAAATTTTATATGTTGTGCTACCTGATATACCAACTACAAAAGTCGTATCTAATGATGCCGGACTTAATGCAGGTAGCTCTGATATTTTTTTAGTTTGTCTTAGTGCCATTTTTATAATATTATTTCTTCGTCATTTTCAGTTGATAAAACTATATCTAATTCTGTTCCTATTGGTATATCTTTTAACTTACCCATAACATAAATATCATTAATAGTCACATTATCGTAATCTATGTATTGTTCATTTAAAGTTATTACTACATTATTTCCAACTTCTTTAATTGTAAAGTTTCCTGGAATATGTAAACCATAAACTAATATTTCAAAATTATTTGGAGATGCTCCTTCCGTTCCGTAATCTAATACTACATTGTTAATAGTTAATGTGTTTGCTATATTATCAAACCCATCTACATATCTTTCTGCTTTTCTAGCACTATAATCTAATAATTCTGAATGAAAATCATCAATCTTAGATTTATTATTTATAAGTTTTATAGGATTTGGATTTGAACGAGTTTTTGATTCAAATTTTGTATTATTTGGAATTTCAATATTTGCTAAACTTCCTGTTAAATCCATAGACACTAAATTATTAGGATTTATTTTTGGTATAATCCTATTGAGTTTTCTGGCATTTGAATTAAATTGTTTAAGCATATTTTTCTATATCTCCATGTATTTCAATATAATCATCATTATCCAATTCAAATTCAAATTGTGATTTTATAAATTTAATTAATAATCCATTTCCACCTTCTTCAATAATATAATCTCTCGGAGTTATTCCTTGAGTATTTATCATTATCAATATTCTATCTTGCGACTCTCTTAATTCAATTTCTCTTAGTATATTTACTAATCTATGCTTTGGAGCTTCGTATATCCAATAAGTTGGATGATTTAAATCTTTAGGAATTAAAACAGCCATCGTAGGTTTTCTAAATAATTTTTGTGTAATATCTGCTAAACTTCGTTTCATTATACATCTAAGAATTTGCCAGTTATGATAATTTCATCTGCGGCAGTTACATTAAATCCTAAATTAGCAGAAATAAAATTAATTGTTAAAGTATTTGAAGTACCTGTACAAGTAAAATGTGTAGTTTGATAATACCTTACACCATTTATATAAATTTTAGCATCATACGTTGTACCATTTACTAATAATCCAGCTGATATTACTGATTGTAATTGAGCGGGTGCTTGTATTAATTTAATAGCTGTAAATGTTATAGTATTGTTTGTTATAGGGTTACCTACTTTACTATTATTTATTGAAAGAAAATCAATTAAATCTTTATTATCATAATATGGAGATGGAGTTGTAAGTAATCCTTCTAATCTGCCATTTGCAGTCACATCCGTTTCCGTTGCAACAACTATTTTACTACTATTAAATGATTTTTTAGTTGTAGCTTCTCCATCAAATTTTTCTGGAAGTAAATATGCTTTAACATTTAAAGTAAATTCAACTCTATTAATTCTTTCAGTTCCTTCTCCAACTTCATTTACTACATTGTAATCTGCAATTGTTGTATTGAATTTAAATTTTTGTTTATCACCCCAATATTCATCGGATGAGTAAGTTAAAGATTCAATTACTGAATTAAGATGTTCTGTATAATTAGTCCAACCCATACATTCGTAGTTTATTTCTACATAATCTGGCATTGTTATATTATGAATTTCGTATTTTGGTGCGGTTGCTTTTCCTAAAAGAGTAAATCTATTATATCGATTATCTTTTGAATATTTTGTAACTGCTTGATATGAAACGTGTCTATTTAACATAGGCATTGATTCATTTTTAGCTACCGATGTTCTTTTAATCATCATTAAAGGTAGTTGAATTTTACCTTTGTTATCTCTATAAACACCCTGCCTTCTTGCACCATTCCATCTTTCGGAGTTACCATATATAACCGGAATCTTTAATGCCTTACCATTATCATCTAATGTAGGTAATACCACATTTTCTAAATAAGTCATTATAGCATAATCTACATCAAAGAGAGATACACTTTGCTTTACATCGGTCTTTGAAGATTTAATTTGATTTGCTCTATTTAAATCTTGTCTTAATGGGTTAGTTGCCATAATTATTTAATTCTTTCTTCTATATTAAGATTAGATTTAGATACCATAAATGTTGATATAACAATACTGAAATTATTATAAGGTTGTCCACCTGCGAATTGAATTTCAGTTGTATTATCTATTTCAAAATATGAATTATTGTAAAATATAATATCACCAACTTCAGGATATACATTAATTTCTTCACATTTAAACCTATCAACTTTGAATGTAATGTTTTGGTCGGTATCGGCACCAAATCCTTCGTATCTTGCACCTTCCGGTTCTCTATCCACTAATGCATATAGATTCACACCAGATAACCAAGTTTTATTCATAGCTTCTCCATATATGTTTACCTTTGTTTCGTTTAAATTGATTTTAAACAAAGTAATTATATTTTGAACTACATCATCAACTAATTCCCTAGCTATGGATTTAAAAAAATCTACATCTCTTTCTAATACAAATTTTGGCATATTATCCTACATATATTTTTAAAGGAACTTTTCTCAACATATCTTGATGATGGTCTGATTCATGTGCTTGTTTTTCAAACACATTCTTTCTACTCATCTCTTCCAAATTTTCTCTCAATTGAGTCATCAACATATCTTTCTCTACTTGAGCTTCTGCTCTCAATGCTGCACCATCTAAATTAATCTCACCATCTGGAATTGGAACTGAACTATACTTTTCTCTAATTGCTCCCAATAATTCTTTTGAAAGTGCTAATGTATATTTTCTAATCCATTGCTTACCAACATCGTTTATATTTGAATATTGAATAAAATCATATGGAATATCTGAATAATCCGAAAGTGAATCGGCCTGAATAGTTTGAGAATCGTGTTCAAATTCATCTCTACTCATATATTCGAAATAAACTCTTGATAGTGTATTTGCCGTTGGGATTGGAAATATTTCTAATTTATTATCTACAATATTAAAGGTATGTGATGATTTACGAATATGGTCGTTAAATTCAATTTGTTGCATTCTCAATACATCCTCATATAAAGGCATCATTAAGAATTGTGCCGCCGGAGAAAATTGTCCAAATCCTAATTCACTCATTAAGTTTAACGTACCCTGTGCACCAACCGAATATGGGTCAAAGAAACGTGCAATTGCCGGAGTAGCTTCATGAAATACTCTAACTACATCTATCGTTGATGCGCCAGTAAACATTCTTGAAAATGATGCTGATACACTTCCACTTGCATCCAACATTTCAACATCAACCGCAGTTTTCATTATATCGTATTTTTGTTGACTAGGAGTTAAATCAATATATGCTTTTTTAATTGAAGTTGCACCACCAACTCCTGCTAAAGTTCCGTATTGTTGTGCCATACGAACTGCAGTTGGTAAGAATGAACCATCCACAAGTGTTTGTGAATAATTTGCAACTTTACCTTTGGGTTGTCCTCTAAGGATATCTAAGTTATTTCTTAGGTTAAATTGATTTACTTGTGAAGAATATTCCGATGTTGATTCTTCAAAACATGCAAATATTTGGCTATTTTCCAATTCTACATTTACAATAGGATATCCCAATCGTTTTGCTACCCATGTAGCGGTCTTAGGTGCATCTAACACAAATCTAGCATCAGCATCATATAATCCAAATGGAGTTTGACCTGCTGTAAATGTTGTTGAGCCTGACCAATATGTGTTTACAGACATAATTCTTAATTATAGTTTTACTACTATAAATATAAGAATAAAAAAAGAGATGACATTTCTATCATCTCTTTCTCATTTTAGTTATTTTTAATAAAATTGAAAACTATGTTAATCTAACTTTAACTGTACCGGTAGTATGATACAATCCACCAATTGCAACACCAGCTGATGCTGCAGCCACATCATTTGCAAAACTACCAGTAATATATCCAAATGAAGTATTTGCCATTTTGGTTGCAATACTACCACTCAATGAGGTAACAGAGGCATCGGTTGCCAGGCCATCCCCATCCAATGTTACTTGTAAATCGGATACTAATATGTATCCCACTTTACCATCTGCTTGTCTAGCTAAAATTTTGTCTGTACTTTCCGCTGTATATGTTGGTAAATCCTTTGCGGTTTCGGATATTGTGTATTGTGGTTCTGGGTATGCCATTTTGTTTAATTTATTTGTGATTTTTAATACTTTACTAATATAAATATAAAAATTTTATTATAACAATAAATAAAAAAAGAGGAGATATTTCTATCCCCTCTTTCCGATTATCCTAATCCGTTAAGATTAAAGAGTTTCTAAACCATCAATTACTACTTTACCGTAGAATTCTGGTCTTACTAATTTCTTAGCGTAACGAGTCATAACTCCTCTTCTTGGAGTGAAGTTAGTTGGGTCGTACACTAATGGAGTCATAATCAATGGTACATAAGGTGCGTAAACTGCTCCGGTTTCGAAGAAGT